GTAAAAAGCTTCGCGCTTGAATCAAGCGTTGCTACGCCATTAAGAACGCCAAGTTGACTTGTGGACACTGCGCCAATGTCTGATGGCGTAGGGTTGGCGTGAACGTGATCTGCGCGAGAATATGCGGCGGATGTGCCTGCGGTTGCAGTTCCGAGAGCCTGAGGAGTCGTATCACTCCCGGCATTGAGCATGTCGCCTGTAGGTTTGTTGAGCATATAAAATTACCAAGTAAAAGTTACTGTTCCTGTTGCGCCAATCGCTCCCGCGTTTCCAGCATTTCCATCACTTCCAGAATTACCGCCTGAAGGGGGATTAGGAGCACCTGATCCTGATTCTCCATTTTGCCCATTGTTGCCATTATTAATTGCAATTTGATAAACAGTCCCAGGCACAACCAAAATTGTTTCCGAATATATGTCTCCATCTGTGCCTTCACTGCCCGAACCTCCAGTTCCACCATTTGATCCAATTGCTCCTGCTTGGCCTAAGCCTGCTGGATTTGTTGGATAATCATAAGGAGGTTCAGGACTATAATTCCAAGGCCCAGCACCTACCCCTCCTTCTCCTCCTGCTCCCCCTGCTCCCCCATTTCCTTTAGCGCCCTTTGTCCCTCCATTGCCTCCATTAACCGTTCGACTAATTGGCGTTAAAACTTCAACCGTCCCGCCATCTCCTCCATCTCCTCCATCCCCACCATTCCCGCCATTCCCGCCAGAAATTCCATTTGCTCCAGATGGGCTATATGTGCCAGGGCTAGACGGCGCACTTGATCCATCTGATCCATTTGTTCCATCTCCTCCGTTTCCTCCATCCCCCCCTGCGCCTCCAGTTCCGCCTTTTCCGCCAACCATTTCAATCGTTAAAATCCGTACATTTGCAGGAACCGTAAAGATTCCACTTGATGTAAATGTTTGAGTGCCACTGGGAATTACAATATCCCTAGGTTCCCACTGATTGTTTGAAGAATTCCACGTTAAAACTTGGCCATTGCTTGGCGCAGTTGCAGAAATTGCTCTTGCTTGAATAGTAAGCGCATTTGCTGGCATCAAATCCCACCAAAGTGGAGAAGTAGCGGGATCATGATTAATGTTATTGTTTTGAATACAAATCCATGTTGAATTCTGATCGGTAGCAACAAGATCTCCTTCAGTATAAGTGGCAGTGTTAGACCATGCGCGTCCTCCAATGTCATTGTTTCCTCCGCCTCCCTGCACAGTTGTTGGACTCCATGCCATTGAGGTTGAATCCCAGCAAATTGCTTGACCATTTGTAGGAGCATTCGCGCTGAGGTCTCTGCCTTGTAGCTTTGTTGCGTTTGTCGCGCTTGATCCAACAAATGCCCGAACACTAATTGGCGCACCTACTGGAGGCGCAGAGGCAAATACAACTGTACCTGTATTGTTGCCAATGATTGTGTAGTCCGTTGTGGGACGCTGATCAATGCCAGCAACTGAAACCATGTAACTTCCAACTTGAGTGTCAGAATAACCAGTTAATGGGAAGAAGTTGGTTGTTGTTCCATCTCCAGTAAACGAAGAGACGCTGGACCCTGCAAGCAAAGTGATTGTTCCAGAATCCCCTTTATCACCCTTGTCACCTCGAGGAATTGCGAACTGAAAGGAAGCGGCACTAGATGTTCCTGTATTAACTACAGAGGCATTGGTTCCTGCTGCGCCAGTCGTTGTTCCAGCAACAGCGACAGTTGCTGCTGTGCCTGTATCTCCCTTGTCGCCTTTTGCACCAGTACTCCCCGTGGCCCCCACGTCTCCGCGAGGGATTGTAAAATTGAACGTAGCAGCACTGGATGATCCCGAGTTGGAAACGGATGCACTAGTTCCAGGATTTCCCGTTGTTGTAGTTCCAACCGCAATAGTTGCAGCAGCACCCGCATTCCCTTGCGCACCTTGTGCTCCCGTTGCTCCGCGAGGAATTGTAAAGTTAAACGTAGCAGCACTGGAAGATCCAGAATTAGAAACCGAGGCATTTGTTCCAGGATCTCCTGTAGTCGTTGTTCCTGCCGAAATTGTAGCGGCATTCCCAGTGTCTCCCTTAATGCCCTGAATGCCTTGAATGCCTTGATCCCCTTTATCTCCCTTAATCCCTTGAATTCCTTGATCCCCTTTAACACCTTGGATGCCTTGAATGCCTTGATCTCCCTTTAATCCTTGGATACCTTGAATACCCTGGACGCCTTGATCTCCACGCGGAATCGTAAAATTAATGATGGCATTCTGACTAGTTCCGCTATTTGAAACATTGGCAGAAGAACCGGCTGCTCCTGTCGTTGTGCTTCCAACCGTAATGGTTGCCGGCGCTCCAGCAGTACCGGCGGGAACTGTGAAGTTCAGCACTGCTGCGGATGGCGTACCCGTATTGGTGACCGCCGCCTGACTGCCTGCTGCCCCAGTTGTAGTTGAGCCAACTGAAACTGTTCCCGAGTCACCCTTGGGACCAACAGCGCCATCCAAATTGACATCCCAAGTTGATGAAGATCCGCTTCCGCTCACCAACGTGACGCTTGCAACCATTACGCCAGTTAATGCGTTATAACTGGAAACAGTACCATGCATTGTGCCGGCACTGGTAGAGAATACAATAGGTTGTGAAAGAGAAAAAGCTAGACCTAATGGAGAGAGTGTAAACGTCTTTGAGCCCGTGCTGATCGCGTTTGTCGAAATGGATGTTGAATTGTATCGATCACCAGCAATCCCCTGCGGTCCTTGCGGTCCTTGCGGTCCAACTGGTCCTTGCTGCCCACCAGCCAATCCCGGTGCGCCAGTTAATAGTTCAACAACCAAAGGTCCGCATGAATTGTCGCAGCTCATAACTTAAATGATCGTAACTCGGCCTCTCGCCAGTCTTAAATTGAATCCGTCCGGCCTAATAGCCTCAATGGTTAAAATAGCTCCAGTTTGTTTAGTAAGCGCCTCAGTCTCCCATGTTGCTAATGTGAATCCGACGCATTCGGAAGAACGTAACTCGTAATGAGGCGTTGTCAAATAGATCCCAGTGGCGCCAACTAAAGTCGCAATAAATGTCCAGGTTGAGATATCTGCCAACGGCGCGCAATTTCCGCCATCTCGAATTTGAAATGCAAAAACAAAATCTGCTCCTCGATTGATAGTCGTAGAGAATGGAGCCGGGACCATACTAGAGGGAATAGTGTAAAGCAGAATCACAGCAACCGCTCACCCGAGGCGCTGTTTCTGGCCATGCTTTTGCCCAGCGTAATTCATCGTCGATACTGTGCAATTTTTCCAAAGGACATTCTGGAGACTGCTCCAAAATTCGGAATTTGACTTGGCAGGCTTTTGCTTCATTGCATGCGCCACAAGTTTGTTGGCGCTTTTTAGATAACCATTGTGGAATCATTTTGAAATTGATAATGATGCTGATCCTACAATTCCACCAACTGGATAATTTGCCCAGACATCAAATGTTTCTCCGTCTTTAAATTTGCCATTTCCAGATAAAGAGTTTCCTTCTCCATAAAACCCGCCAATATAAAAATTCAAATCAGTAGAGTAAATAATACTAGGGCTTGTTTCTAAAGCTATTTTGCCATTGTCCCACATTGCTGTTGCTCTTGAATAATAAGGATCTTCACTATCCCAAGGACGAGGATATCCCACCTCTCCAACAAATATTTGCCCATTCTGTTGTGATGTGTAATCGGCAACAAAATTAATGTTATAAATCCAAAACCTATTGCAAAATGCGCCTTTTCTTCTTGGTCCGAGTGGTAAATAATCTGGAGCCTTTGGCGTATAATGTCCGCATGCGCTTTCCCTAGAATTTGCCTGTGTTGTGATGGGAGAAAGATTGAATGTTCCTTTTAGTATGCACGGTACTGGAGATGCATACGAAATATTGATGTCAAAAGAGCAACTAATTGAAACCTGAGGAGAAGATATGAAGTCGTGACAATTCATATCAAGCCCATGCAAGGTTGCAGGGATTTGGAGTTACCGGCAAACACACATTTGTGATTTTGTTAATCTTGTTCGGAGGACTTCCACTTGTTTCTATGGTTGCCAACAGCACATATTCTGCATCAACCTCATTTGGTAAAATGTCATTTGACTGCAAAACCGTAATTGCATCCGTGTTTGTGTCCAAAATCACATCGTTTGACTGATATTGTAGCTTGCAATAAATATAACAATTTTGTGAAATATCTAACAAAAACGGTGGACCATCTAAACTCATGCCATCAGGCCATCTGATCCCCGTTGTGGTTGTGACTGGCGTATTTGCAACTTGAACTTTTAATGCTGATTGAATTGATGCGTCTATCACTTTGAAAGGACATGTTGCTTCTGTTCCTGTTCCGCCTCCTCGAACTTGTTGATCAATGAACAATGCAGTTCCACCCGGTGTTCGGGAAAAACTTCCACCAATGATTGAAGTTAATGTATTGGATCGAATCATGTCAGCCAGTTGATTTAATTCAACTGAACTAACTTCACCACCGCGCGTGAATCTTGGCGATGCCATATTATCCTCCGTACAAAGTCGCATCCCAAGTTGATCCAATCGCGGATGACAAATATTCGCGAGTCACACGCCATTTTGTTCCCTCTTGTTGCGCTGAAACGCCACTAAGAATAAAATCAACGCTTCCCACGTTTCCAGGATACCCCGTGTCTGCAAGATGGCCAACGCCTTCAATATTTGGCGCTTCATCAGATAGTTCAACTGACTTGATTACAATTCGAGGCGCCAAATACGAGTAAACCCCAAGTTTCCAATATCCATACAAATCCACAAGCAAAGGATCAACTCCTGCATCAGATGGATTCCATCCCCCGAGATCAGGGTTTTGCGGATTTTGTTTCCACCATGCCCAATACTGGCGATCCACAGGTGCAATATCTGTAAAAAAAGGATGCGATTCAATTGGTTCCTGTGTTGTGGAGACGTCGACATTGTACACAGTTGTCATGTCATCAAAGTGCTCTTCAACGATGGTCACCACTCCATCTGATTGACTAACTTTGTACGACCGACAATCCGAAGCAGGATCTTCCCATTCAAATGCCTGCTTTGTGACTGTCCTCGTAACAAGGCCCGACGGATCTCGCGCTACTTCAATTTGAGTTTCTGTTGCCATATTTTTATGCTGTTAAAACCATGCCTCCCATTTCTGGCTGTCTATCATAGTTGCCATTGCCTTGTCCTTTTTTAACAATATCGACAAGGTCTTTCATGTAAGATCGAATATCCTGTTGAATCTGCAATGTTTGCATGGTCGTCTGGTCTTGTGCCATTCCCACAAATCCACCTCCACCAATCTTTTGAAGCGAGGAAAGAGTGGAGCTGATGTCGTAATGTGTCGCATCGCTTTTGGGTGCAGTCACTGCTACCTCTGGAAGCTTTTCCGTGGGCGTCGCATATTTCTGCTGATATTCGGCTTTGTAACTTTCAGCAGTCTGCGCAGCCTCTTCGCGGCCTTTGAATATGCTCATTGGATCTTTCATCAAATCCTTGAAGTTAAGGTTGCGAATCTGTTCAATCGTTGTTGCAAGTGATTTTCCAATGTTTCTGCCTATCTCTGCAAAGTCTAGGTTGATCAAATAATTGATCATGTCCACAAGTGGCGCGAGAGATGGTGCAAATTCTTTGATGGCGTCACTTATGGAGGCTGATCCGCTTGAAATGGATTCTAAGATTGAAAGAATCTCCGGCGCTAACTCTGATGCCATCCCGGTGAAAAATCCCGTGAGGCGCGCTTTAGCTCCTGCAACAATCTCCGCGAGTGTACTGCCGGCTTGAGAAAATATCTGCGTGATTCGCGCAAAGATTCCTGCATTTGCTAGCATCAGTTCTCCCGCCGATTTTGTCTGTGCTGCTGCGCTGTTGATATTACCTGGTTGCAGCGCCTCATTCAGTTTAATGCCTTCAGCACCCCAAACTGCCATTGCTGCCTGCGCCTGTTCTGTAGGATGCTTAATGTCTTTGATTGCCTGAGCTACTGCGCGCATGCGCGACAATACATCCATTTTGGCAAAGTCTTCCATCGAGATGCCGGCATTCTTTAGCACATCGACCAAAGGCCCAGTTCCTTTTGCTGCATCTTGCACCTCAGCATTAAACTTAGATGCCACCTCTGAGGCTTTGTCGCCGCTAATACCGTAGCGTTCCATTGCTGTCTGCAATGTCATTGCCTTGTCTGCTGCCAGACCGACATTGTATGACATATCAACCAACGAAGATCCGTATTGAATTGCCATCTGCGTGCCCTTTGTCATAATGGCAATAACTGCGGCCACTGCTGCTGTAATCGTCAACGCCGCTCGCTTTGTGTTGTTTTCTGGCAAAGCATTTGCACCTTGAACGTCATTAGCGGCTGACTGGAAGCCCATCAATGCATCCTTGGCATTCTTGATGCCGGTCATGAATCCTGATGCATCCAATCCTAATTCTGCAATGGCACTCATTTGAAATTCTCCTTTAAGATTTGATCACCTTTGATTAAAGCATCGCGTTCGAGTCGTTGCTTGTGTTTTTTAGAAATATAATCGATGCGACGCTGCATGTCGTTGATATTGCGGATTTCGCTCACTTCATTTTTTGCCAAACAAACCATTTTTGTCATGGTTTTTTGAACAACAATTGAGCCTGGTCCGTTTTTGCTTTTTACCCATGACGGAATTGCAGCGTTAAATCGAACCAATGCAGCATTCCAACCTGATTGCATGTAACCAACACGCGCATGCAGCATGCGTTCAATATCTTTGAATTCGCTCAAGCTAACTTCAAATTTTACTACTGATCTACCTTTTTTAAACCGCTGTTCTAGATACCAGTTCAATGGATTCGCAAATCTGGTTCCAGTCACTTTGTTGACAACTCGAAATGCCTTAAGCATATCCACCGTGATTTTTGCTTTGCCTCGATCAAGTGCCAAGCTGGCAACTGTTCCGCCGTTTGCTGGAGGCGTAACGTTTCTAACGTCTGTGTAATATTCTTTAGCAGACCAGGCCACAGCAGCAGGCAATCCGACCCCTTCAGTTGCAAATCCCTTTGCAAGGTTCTTGGTGGTATTTCCAATCCATGTAGCCATGGACTCAGATAAATCAAAAGTCATCATCGTCAGCCTCTATATTTATAGAGTTGTAAATCAGATCAATCGCTTTTAAATCTACTGGAGCAACCGCTTTTCTTTTAACCGTCCATGCGCCATTTGCCCAGAGCGCGGCATGAATATATCTCAACGCTCGAGTATATGGAATTTTCCAAAGAATTTGATGTTCTGAAAAGCCGTAATTATTTGCCAGACTGAAGACAAACGATTCTAACCAGTCTGGCCTTGCTAGTTTCCCGGCGCATCTCCTGATTTGCTTCCAGGCTTCTCTTCAACCTCAACCGCGTTGTCTGCGGCTTGTTTGGAGATGCGGTTAATCTCTGCAACTATCGCGTTCAAAGATCCAACTGGCATTGTGAATCCAAATTCAAATGCTGCATCATCAGCTTTGCCATTTCTGACTGCTGATAATACTTCTGTCAGTGGTGCGGCATGAATCCATGTAAACGCAATGATCTGGCGATCAGACTCTCCTTCCCGCGCGTCTTCTGGCACAGTGCCAGTGGTAAACAATGTCAATTTCATCTGTTCACAAAGCGCTTTGCTGCCCATAGTGAACGCACGAAAATTCACTCCTGCAATTGTTTTTGGACCATCAAGAAAATCATTAAGTTGTGTCATAATTCGGCAAGAATTTGTGCCTTCCTAGCTTCTGGAAGGTCTGGATGAATAACAGCGACGCGCTTTCCTCGGCGAACAAGCACAGCCGGCTTTTGCTCTTTAATCCAAGTCTTAAGCTTCACCATATTGTCTCGAAAAAGACGCATGTATGAAAGCGGATGCTCGGGGTTTCCGTCGCACCAATCTTTTGCCATCCAGTTTTTGCGGAAGTCTTGAAACGCCATATCAACTCCGTTGAAATTAGCCAACTGATTGCCGTCGATATGATACGTCATAGTTTGACGCGGCCCGGAATCTGTTTCCTCTACGGTCCAAGAATATGGGTCTTCTTTTAATAGAGAGCCTCCACAAGTTAACCAAGCTCCCACCAAGTCTGTATTGGGAGACTTGAGGGGATGCAGGTTGTCTTGGACAAAATCAATTTTCTGTCCTGCTTTTAATGCCATAATTCTTTAATGGAGATTAAGTGGCGTGGGTGTATCCGACGCCAGTGTAACTGAATCCCTCCCAATCTTCGTTGGTTTGAGTTGCAGTTACATTTGTAATAATAATCTTTCCACTCACGCCGGAAGGTTGTCCGCTTCCATATGAGCCAGCAGTGATTGTAGTTGTTCCTTTTCCTTTAACTGTAAAAGAATACGAATCATCAACAGACCTTGCAGCCGAATGAGTTCCAGTTGATGTGATCAATTCTTTTAGTTCCGCTTTATGCTCAACATCTACTGCTTCAATAAGCGCGCCAGAAATTTGTGTGATCCCAAAATCAGATGCCATAAATTTTAAGAGTAAAGAGTTCCAACAACTTCAGATGTTCCAAAGTCATCATTGGTTTCCGAGTATTTTGAACTTGTAATTGAAAGTCCCGACATGTCACCACTCACTACCGTTGAAAGTGCTGCTGTGCCTTTTGTTTTTACAGTCACCGTAGTAATTTGCCTTGGTTTTCTGATAGCTTCAACAATTTGCCCAGTTGCATTTTTAATCGTCGCCGTTTCAACAGAAATAGATTGTTCTGAACTTTGAAGATAACCTGCCGGAGCAGTTAAACCAAACGTGGATGATACGCCAAATGCTGCCATAAGTTTAAGAAGTTGGACCGAATCCTAATACGTATTTGAGAAGAGTTTGCCAATGTCGCTCTGCGCGACGAAGATCGGTTGACATACAAACGATTCCGTAAAGCTGAACTGCGCCTTCAGTTAGAGAAATTGTCCGCATTGCCTGATCAACTTCGGCGGAAAAAATTGAATGCGCATTCGGATTTGAATCATCTGCTTGAGAACATACATTCACATTCAAAGATCCGCGTTGCAATGGACTGCCAACAACGACATCGCTTTGAAGTTCCAAAATGATCGAAGGCATAGGGATTGCCTCGTTGTCTTGCGGCAAACCCACATACACGCCAGGGAATGACGTTTCTAACGCTACGCGGATTGCCTCGCATAGAATGCCGTCCGTCATCGCGAGATATCCTCCAAATAGAATTTGTACGTCAGCGGATTTTCATCCCATTTGATAATCCTGCGCTCAATGCCATTGGTTGTGATGCGATCACCCAGTGCTGGTTCTGGAAACCCTTCTTTCCGTATGCGAATAGTCCCGGCAAAATGCTGTTCGTATCCACCTGCGGCCAATGTGTCGCGAGATTGCTCATTACAGACTCCGAAAAATGTTTGCCCCTTGTAACTAACAGTATTCACCTGCATGAAGCCGATTGCTTCCGCCAGTGCTGCATCTGTTGTATCAAGGTAAACGTTTGCCATTATAGGAGCTGTTTCCGAGCGGATTTTGCTTCGACTTTTGGAGTCTGTTCTTTTGGAACTTCAATCGTGCCAATCACTGCTTTGATTTTACGAGAACGGTCAATCGGAGGATTAATAACGACTGCCAGTTTGCCTGGAGTCTGTTGCGCTTTATAGAACTTGATCGCTTCATCTGGATTGTTTCCAGAGAAGATGATTTGTGGACCTGCACCAATGTCTTCGAGAACGAGAGATATTTTCATATTTTAACGAGTACGATAATGGGAGCGCCCATCTAGTGAGCGCCCCCATCATCGAAGCTCAATTGAGCGAATTACTGAGTTACGACGCGCACGCCCATGCCGGTTCCCTTTTGAACGCCATAAAGCAATCCACAAGAGATGCGCAACTGGCCATCGTTAGGAGAATACCAGCGGCGGAATTGAACTGGCAAATTCAAGCCTGGAATTACAACGTCAGAAATTTCAACACCAGCACTAGAAGCCCCAGATGCATCAACACGGCGCCCAGCCATGATCAACGCGCTCTTGTGCATACCGAATGCGCCAAGGTATTCGCCATTAGCGTCAGCCTCGGTTGTTTCGTAGCTATCAAAACCAGACACGCGAGGAACAATGCCTTCCTGCTTATCCAACGTGATGCCGGGAATTTCAGCGCTGTTCAGCGTCTTGAGCAGAGCAGCATAAAAATCGTTGTTAGCAACAAAAGAACGGTCCATCTTAGGAGCCTGCAACGTGTTGGTCAACGTTGCGGCAACATCAATGAGATCCGAGCGATCAAAATTGGCAGCGGTGCTCGTGTAATACGTTGGGAAGTTGGCAGCGGTAACCAAATTCCATACATCCCCAAATACTTTCTTGCCCAATGCCTGAAGCATAGGCCCAATAAATAGCTGGTCGAGTGCGATGCTAGATTTGCTACGCTCAAGATCCGTAAACGCTGCAACGAATCCATAATACGTATTCAACGCGATCGTGCGCGCCGTCATGCTCACGTCCGTAGGAGTGAATCCGCCGCTCAAATCCTGAGCAGTAGGACGAGTTGCAAAACGAGTGGTGACGGATTCTCCAGCAGCGGAAACGTCCGCGCTGAAATCGGTTGTAAGTGCATTGAGAGGAGCAAAAAGCGCCGTCAATGGATCAAGGGAGCGTTGCGCAATCTGCGCGAGATTTACACCTGCGATTGTGTTGGACATAAACTGAACTTTCTATTTTTAAAGGTTAAAAACTATTTGCTGAGAATTGCTTTGTGTTTCTGGTAGAACGCATTGCGCTCGTAGAGGTCGAGTGCGTTGTATTCTGCCCAAAGGTCTGTTGAAGACTTGGATGCTGTCACCTGCTCTGACTGGATCGCCACTGGCTCAATACCCAAATTGGCAACAATCACATTTGCCTTCGCAGCAGCGTTTGCTTCTGCGGATTTGAGTGCGTCCAGCTCTTTAGCGAGTGCCAAAGAATTTGCTTCAGCGTTAGCCAAAGCAGAAACAAGTTCAGAGACTTTGTTCTTCTCTGCTGACAGTGCCTCCACGACTAGCGCGGTTTCGGCGGTGAGGTTGTCCAATGCGGCAACGTCAGCCCGTGCAGCTTGGAGCGCTTCAAGCGCGTCGTTTAAGGTGGAAGGTAACTCCATACCAATGCCGCATCTGTAAAGCAAAACACCCGGTGAGGCATATCCTCACCGGGTGCAAACGACAAACATGAACAACTACGCTTACAGCATAGCAGTTAGCATTTGATATGCAATATCCTCAGTTGCGATTTTATCAATTAAATTATAACCAAGAGCACGAGGCGCAACGTATGCCGCGCCCGTCATTGCCTCATCTGGCACGCGGCGGTTTCGAGTAACGTTAGCGCGAAACAGTTCAAAACTGTCTTGTACCAATTGCTGAAGACTCGCGCGCTGTGCTGCCGTGAGTGATGGCCCCATGCCGGCGCCTTTCAAGATTCCCTCGGCATTGGTCACCGGATCCCACTTCATCCCCTCGGTTGTCCACATTGCAGACTCGTCAACCCAAGGAATGATTGTGCCAATTGATCCCCAAATGGATCCCACGGATCCCACAATTTTATTGCAGGAAGATGCCAGATTATAAGCAGCGGAACAGCATTGCCCGTCCGACCAGGCCAAAACTGGAATCTTTTTTGCGATTTCTTGAATAACATCTGCGCATTCCGCGTTGCCTTCGCAGGATCCCCCGGGTGAATCAAATTCGATCCAGATACCGCGCACATTTGCTTCAATGGCATTTTCAAGGTCTTCTTCCAGCCATTCATATGAATATGCTCCGCAACATGCCTCAAGCGGTGTAGCGTATCGCACAAGTGTTCCACAAACTTCAATATGCGCGATGCCTTGCCCGTCAATCTCCATTTCTTCGCGGCCCGACGTCATGCCTTCCATCATGTCGTCCATGCTGGATCCACGGGTAATGCGATTTTCAACCAACCGCTTCACCGCATTGTATCCGCCTGGAGTAATGTTCCACGGCTTTGCGTAAACTGCTTCAAGGATTCGTTGGAATTTCATTCTGATAAACTGTTGTGGCGGGGTTGCCGTTAGGTGTGAGCAGTCCAAATGCGTCGCGCGTTAATCCAGAGCGCTCCATTCTGCGCTGAATCTCTAGTTCCTCTGATTCAACCTCGTCCAAATGTTCCTCAAGAGTTTTGGACCCAGATGCGAGGATGTCCGTCATCGAACGCATGCCAGCACGATAAGCCTCGATGGCATCCCGAGAAGCGTACCCAGAATCCGCCGTGAGCCTGGGCGGCTCTGTAAAGCGGAATTGATATGCTCCTCCCCTGTTGGCATCCGGCCCAGGATAAACGGGAAGCATTCCCATCTCAATGAATCTTGCGATAGCAAACGCGCACCGACGCTTACAGAACGCAGAAAGATACGCATGACGCTCTGACGTAACGCGGTTTACCTGTTCCAAAATAATTCGAGCAGATGCGCCACCCAGCTTGCTCATATCCCATCCAAATTCTGGTGGCCACTGAGCTGCCAGCAACGCATTCCGAATTAAGCGCTCTTGCAAACGGTCCTGCGCTTCTGTTGGAATAGATGCCTCAAGTTGTTTAATTTCTTCGCCTGCGCCAGCCTGCATATACTCAACGCGGCCTCCTTGCATTGTTTGAATGCGTAAGCCCGGTGCGCACACTGGCGCAACATTGTCCGAAAGCGCGTAAAGCGCGTCGTTAGGCTGCGCCAATCCTTCTTGATTGGAAACAATCAGCCCAATTTTTGCTGCCATTCTGCTGGCCGCTTGAATGTCGTCGCCCAAATCTTTGTATGATGCCAAATCTCGAATGGCGGGAGCAAACGCGCTGATGCCTCGCACTTGATCCACTTCACGCGGATCCATGGTAAGCATGGCGCTTTGTGCTGCAATATCCCGATCTTCGCTTCCATCTGCTGCGGCGCCGAGAACTCGATATGCGATTGCGCGATTAAATTTACTGAGAATTACGCCATTGTAGATCTTGAGACCTTTGTATTTCCCTTCCGTAATGCGTTCTTCTTCAGTGCGACATCCGATTTGATGCCATGGCACTTGCTGAAGTTGTGGATATCCACTTGGCGCAGTCGTCAAAATTGTCAGCAAATCACCTTCACGATCAATTGCCGTTGATTCTAGTCGCAATCCTTCCCACCAGTTTTTTCCGTCAACATAACAAATCTGAAACCAGTCCAGTAGCATCGCTTCCGCTTGTTTGCCCCAGGCTCTTGCCGTTTCGTCTCCCTGGCCTCCCATGAATATAGGCCGCATTGCGGATCCTATGGAAAGCATGCTCTTTTGATCAATGGCAGCATTAACAACGCCCGTATTCCAGTAGAGCTTACGCGCTGCACTGTTCAGAGTTCGCCATTCTCCAATAGTCAGTTCCTTCTGAATGCTTTGAGTATGATTCTGCCAGTAGGGTTGCGCATATACGCCGCCCTCAATCATCCGTTGCCGGCGATACGCATCCCATGTTGCGCCAACCTTTGGCGTGCTATTCGTAAACAGGCTTTTGAATTTTTGGAAAAGACTCATATAAACATGGACTGAGTCGATTTTACAGGAGCATTGATCCCGGCGGCTTTGTAATCAAGAGCAGTCTGCGCCAACATTACAACATCCAAAGGGGAAAGAGAACCACCGAGTGCAAACGAAAAAGTACACCCATCAATCGAGCTTGATATCAAATTTGAACGTCCCGCCGTCGTCAATTCAAACTTTGAATCTCTTAGCATCTCCAATTCTGCGGCATCTCGCGTAAGAAAAACACGCAGCAGCGTTTTATAATTGGGAGCCATACCTAAAGTTGCTCAGTAAAGAAAAACTAGATCTTCTCAGGCAAAGATGGCTGTTCTTGCTCTGTTTCCTGCACAATATCCGGCAATATTTCCAGCATCTGCGCCGTGATTACCTGCATTGCTTCGCAATCCCACAAATGATTCTCTCGATTTGTTGGGGTCCACCGAAGTCTGGTTTTTTTTGTCTTGTTATCAACAGTAGCACGCTTAACTTCAGAGTTTAAATGTGTCAAATACTCTGAAATCACGTCCTGCGGGAACTCCCAGACTGGTGCGCCAAGGTTTCGGAGATTTGCCAGGATGTCTTTCACCGGATCCGATGACCAATAAAAAAACAAGACCTGCGCTCGTTTACCCATGGCATTCCGCGCAGTAGGTGCAACAACCGTTTCTGGCGCTGAAAAGTAGCGTTTTCGTGGCTTTCCATCATTCCCCCTTACTGTAAATGAGTCTTCTGCACGGCCAATAAGAGCAGTCCAACCGTATTTTGCGCACCGATCATAAACCGCGCCGTGAAAGCTATTGCCGGCATCCATCATTGTCCGTTTGTCTGGAATTTTTAGCCTAGTCTGGATTTCTCGAAGCTGGTCCAAAGTCATCACTGGTCCTGTCCAGATCAATTTTGAATATCCATTCTTCATCCAGACTCGGACCACTACCCAATAATGATCCTGTTGGACGTCAATGGTCATTATCCGCGCCGCTTCATCTGGTAATGCATTGCCATCCTTAAAATCACTTTGAAAGTACGGTGATCCTTTAAGTTCCAAAACTGGCAGGTTGGCTTCCGCCTGCCATGGTTCTGCCAATCGCTGCATCCTAAAATCCTTTGTGGGCTGTACAACTCCGAGTCGCCTTGCATCCATTGCTTGCACCCATTGAATCACAAGATCAGACCAACGGATCCAATAAACGGACATCGCGCTGACTCTCCGGGATCGATAACCTTCAACGTGATCGTTTTTTTGCGAGATCCATTCACTGCGCTGCGTTAATGCTCGACGTGCCACCGTTGTATCTTCCGTTTTATGCTGACAGTGTGGACACTCATGGTGAACGCTTTTAACCAGTTCTCCCCAGTTCCATTCTCCGCGCTCGTTTTTAGAATCCTGGTACTTAATGTTTACCCAGTCCGGTTTCACCCATTGTTCGCATCCCTGACATTTGTGACACCATACAAACTCCTCTCCAGCGCGCCATTCCTCTGTTAGCTGATGAGGTTCCTCAAAACTCTGTGAAGTGAGAAGTGAGTATCCATTCCAACGGTCATGCAAACGTTTTTTAAACTGAGTAATCAAATCTGAATACTGCCAGCATTCATCGAGGAACAGCACTTGAACGCTTTTTTCTTGGGCATTGGAAACATTTGCGCCTCCCAGCATGAGTGGCATGTGTCCAAAATAAATGCCGTCCTTTTTTGTGTGATGCCGGTTTGATGGCATCAACTCTTTCAGCGGGTCACAGGCATTTAGCACTGGCAGCAACCTGGTTGCCATCCACTCGGCACTGGTTGCATCAGTCTGCGTAATACTGAGCATAGGCCCAGGTTGTTGCGCCACTGCCCAACAGGTCAACGCCTCAAGCGCGGTTGATTTGCCAGCCCCAGTGCACGCCTGGACAAACGTCTGCCTGCAATATGGATCAGCAAAATCGTGAATAACAGCATTCCACCATGGTGCTGTGTGCCGATCAAAATGCGTTGATCGACTGGAATGCGGAAAGCGAACATGCGCCTCGAGCCAGTCTAGCGGATCTCCATCATATGCCAGTCGAATGCCGGCTTGTGCTCCGTCTGCTAATGGATTCATAACTTTGCAAATCCGTTTTTGCAATTTGCCTTGAGAAGTTCGATGCGACTACGCAGTTTTGGTTGAATCTCTCTCTCTGGTAGTCCAGCCAATTGTCCAGGAAGATCGCCAACCAGCGCATCCAACTCCGAGCACCAGACGCTGATAATTTTTACCGCCATCTCGCGCATTTCACTGGCAAGAACCAGTTCTCCGCGTTCCTTTTTAATCTTGATATCAAGTCGTTCAACCTCGCGCTTAATTTTGGCAATGCGCGCTTCGTTGTAATTCTCGAACACTGCGCCTTCTGCTGCTGGCAATGCGTCGTCAGTGTCGTCTGAATCTTCCTCGTCTAACTCTTCCTTTGCCAATTGCGCTTTCCATTTCGTGATCCGATCCGTTTCAATTCGATTTTCTAAATGTTGTGACCTCCATTTCTCCATTTCTTCCAAACTCCATGCTCGAGAAAATCCCACCTTTTCCCAATTTTGAACGGCCGCCGCAGTAACGCCAAAATGTGCGGCAATTTTTCTGAATGATGTCATGTTTAGATAATTTTTGCCTACTATGAATGATTTAGTAGGCATTTTTTGCCGTAAAGTAGGCATTTTTTGCCTAGTTCAC